GGGTGCGGGCGGCGCGCTTCCTGGGGCTTTCCGTCAGGATCGCATGAACCTTGTCCCAGACCTCGCGGTCAACGATGGCCTGGTGCTCTCCGGGATAGCTGTTTCCCTTGTGGACCGCCTCGCCGATGTAGACTCGGTTGTTCAGCATCCGGTAGATGAACTTCTTGTCGATGCGGTGGCCGCGGGCGGTGGTGACGCCGCGTTCGCCCAGTTCGCGTGCAAGCAACGTGCCCGAGCCGATCTCGATGAACCGGGCGAAGACCCAGCGGACATGCGCAGCACCGGCAGGGTTTTCCACCAGCTTGCGCGCCTTCACCTCGTAGCCGAGCGGCGGGCAGCCGCCCATCCACATGCCCTTCATCCGGGAGGCGCGGACCTTGTCGCGGATGCGTTCCGCCGTCACCTCGCGCTCGAACTGGGCGAAGCTGAGCAGGATGTTCAGCGTCAACCGCCCCATCGACGTGGTGGTGTTGAACGACTGGGTAACGGAAACGAAGGTCACCCCGTTTCGGTCAAACACCTCAACCAGCTTGGAAAAATCCATCAGCGAGCGCGACAGGCGGTCGATCTTGTAAACGACCACCACGTCGATCAAGCCATCCTCGACGTCGGCCAGCAGCCGTTTCAGGCCCGGCCGTTCCAGAGTGCCACCTGAAATGCCGCCATCATCATACTGATCGCGCACCAGCACCCAGCCCTCGGACCGTTGACTGGCGATATAGGCCTCGCAGGCTTCTCGCTGGGCGTGCAGGCTGTTGAACTCCTGCTCCAACCCTTCTTCGGAGGATTTCCGGGTATAGACGGCGCAGCGCAACTTTCTGACGATGGGTTTGGTCATGAACCCCTCCGATGGTTTTTCAGGCCGAAGAACACCCAGCCGTTCCATCGCGTGCCGGTGATCGCGCGGGCGATGGCCGACAGCGACTTGTACGGCCGCCCCTGCCATTCGAAGCCATCGGCAGTGACGGTGACGATCTGTTCGACCCCCTGCCACTCGCGCAGCAGCCGCGTGCCGGTGATGGGACGGCCGCGACCGGAATGGATGCTGCGCTTCTTCTTGTCGCCGCCGTCAAGTTCCTCGCCCAGCAGTTCCAGCCGCCGGACCGTTTGGGGCTTCAGCCCGCCATAGGTCAATTCCTGGATGCGATAGGCCAGGCGCGATTCGAGATATCGGCGGTTGAACGGCGGCGGATCGCTGTCGAACAACTCGCGCCATTGGGTTTTCAGGTCAGGCGTCGGCGTGGTCTTCAGCGCCGCCAGGCGCGCGGGAATGGGGTCGGTCATGCGGTTCTCCGGTTGGTTGGAGTTGCATGACGGCATTGGTCGGGCGGAGAGTGTAGGGAACTTTCTCCAGTTTCGTCAGATAGTTCCGGCCTGTCCTTCATGACGAGACGGATCAGGCCGAGCGCCAGGATGCGGCACAATTCGGCGCGTCGTTCGGCGGGGGTCATCTGGTCGACAGGGAAAGGGTTGGGTCGTTTCATGGGGCATCTCGGGCTGTTTTCTCACCCAGCTTCTACTCACGCCCTTTGAAAACCGTCCCACGCCCAACGCGATGATTGACCTGTGATGACGAGAACATATGATGAACTTCTTTCACCCGGACAGAAAGGAGTCGCCATGGGCGGCAACCTGAAGAAATTCGTGAACCCACGTTTCCTAAAGACTATTGACCCCATGCTGATGCGTCAGCTTTTTGAGCGACACTTCGCTGCCGGCACCGCACCTGTCACCTTTGGCGACGAGGTGGCTGATGTCCGTAGCGCATTGGCCGATTACTTCGGCCAACCAGTGAATGACTGGTCCGAAGGCCTCGTCGCTGACCTTCATCGCATCGCGGAACTGGGCACGTCGCATGGGCTATATACGGTATTGTCGGCGGCGCGGCGGCAAAGGATCACTCTGTTCGATGAGACGAATGAGGATAAGCCGGAAGATGCGCCAGCCGCCCATGACCCAAAACATGTCGCGCTCCATGTTTATCTGCACCATCACGAGCTGTTTGAGGTTGCAGCTGACCAGATGGCGTTGCGCGCACCAACAGCGATGGCGGAATTCCGCGGTCCCGACCGGGATGTGGCCGCAGACTTTACTGAGGAGGCAAGCGCGACGTTTGAGACCGCTGCTGCTGCATTGTTCACGCAGGATCTTCAAGGCGGCTACTGTCGCTTGGCGCCCTATGATGAGGATGAGGAGTTCAACCTGGTCCTGAGCCATGGCGCGCCGGTGAAAACCACGCCGGTGGTGGCGGGCGACCGCGAAGAGATCATCACCGTGCGCGCCGTCAAGTATGCGGCGCTGCGCTACAACGCGACCGAAGGCAGACTGCTGATCGGCGGCGTGCTGAAATCTCAGCAAAACGAGTTGGCGGAACTCTTCGCCGCACATGTGCTGGGACGACCCGGCTTCTTTGCCGGAGATCACGCGCGCGATCTGTACACGCTGGATACGATCACAGAAGTCGGGCCAGATTTCGGATTCACCCATCTTCACGACGACGCGATTCACAGCGTGACGATCGTCTCGGCCGTGGCGGATCTGTTCGAGTGGGATGACGAGGCGCAGGCGTCACGGCATTTGCGGAGCTGGGTGACCAAGGATTCCGATGGAGCGCTGCGCAATTTTGCCGCCAGCGAGGTGGATTTTCGTCAGGGGTGGCGGCTTGGTGAGATCACCTTCCGGGTGTTTTTCCACGTGGGCAAGAAAAAGCCTGCGCAGTCCACTGTGCGCCTGAAGCCTCCCGGCACATTGGCCTTCCGCCGCACGCAGTTCGAGAAATCCATCCACACACTGATTGCACGCAATGGGCTGGAGAAAGACCATGATTTTGATCTGGTTGTGGAAGCGGCTGAATAAAACGGGCGCGCGCCCCGAAGTTTCTGGTCGGCTTCTGCGTCGCTTTCCAGAAGCCGACATCGCCAAGCTGCTGAAAGCGCGTATTCTGGTCGAGGATCGCAAGGTCGAAACCTGGGGCACCTGCGTCCATTGCGACTGTGGTTATGACGCACGGATCATCCAGGGCATCGACGGAAAGCTCATCGCCTGCTGTCCGTTCGACCCAAGCCAGGATGTCATCCTCGAGCCGAATGACTTGATGCGGTATCGGATCGATGGAGATCGATTGATCTTGGCCATTGCGGCCGCGGGAAAGTTGATAGGTCCGCCCACGGCGATCTCCGCCGGGCTCTGGTCCATGGGAAGATCCGCAACCGGCAGCAGCATCTTTCTTTGCCGGTCGCCGGGCGATATCTTTGCGCCTGGCATCTCGTTGCTGCTGAAATCAATGGCGGGCAAGACGCGGCCAATCGTGGTTTTTGAACAGATCGACCCGATCAGCGGCATCCGCTTGCGTGACATGGAAATCGACGTGCATGGTCTTGATGAGATCATCTACGAGGACCAAGACGGCAGCGAACGAGTTGTCTTCGACGCTCTGATGCCTCGGTGCGACCGCGTCCGGTTGGTCGTGGACCGCAGTCGTCAGGCAGCGACATTGGATGGTAGGGTTCTGGATTTGCCGTCTCAAATGATCGCTTTGGTTCGGTTGTTTGCCGATCAGGCAATACAGCCTGACCCGCGACTTAAAAAGCAGGAGATCGAGATCAACACCGGCCGGGAGGCCAAAGAGATCATGCGGGATCTGCGCAATGCGCTGATCGGCTGCGGCTTGGCGCGCGCGCATGTCGACGAATTATTCGTTTCCGTTCGGGGCATTGGCTATCGCCTGACGTTGAGCCGCGAAGAGATCGAGATCGCGGGCTGAGCCCGCGACACACTTTTCTCACACCAATTACACACCACAAACACACCAACGGGGGGCCGCAGTCGGCGACATTCGGAGCAAGACAAATCAAGCTCCGAGGATCCCGACCATGCCCCCCAAATTATCTGCCGCCGACGTTGCCACGCTGATCGACGAGGCCAATCGCGCCGCACGTCGCCTGCACCGGAAACTTCACCTGCCAACAGCTGATCTTGAGGACCTGTCCCAGGATCTGCTGCTGGACCTCATCTGCCGCTTGCCGGGGTTTGATGCCCGCCGCGGCAGCATCGGCGCCTTCGCCAATATCGTCCTGCGCAACCAGTCGTCACGGATTGCGATGCGGATCCAGCGTGAGCGCCGCGCGCAGGACGGGTGGATGTTTTCGCTCGATGCACCAATGGCAGGCAGCCGCGAACCTCTGAAGAATCTACTGCTGGAAGAGGATGGCTTGGCCGGTTGGTACGGCCAGCGACCTTTTGACATTGACATGCAGCACGAAAGGCTCGCCGCCCACTGCGTACTGGCTCGTCTGCGCGACGATGAACGCCAGCTCTGCCGCGCCCTATCCCAGTTCACCGCATCTGATCTGGTCGCGGGAGGCGTCTTTAATCGCTCGTCTCTTTATCGCCGACTCGCGGCCCTCCGGCCGGTGCTCACCGCCTATGGTCTCGGCCCCTGCTGGGACGGTTTTGAAATCGCGTGAGTAGAAGCAGGGCGAGGAGGCCAGCAACATGACCACTGCAACCATCACCACGATCCGGTCGAAGGTGCCGTTCACGGAAATCCAATTTTGTGCCTGGGTAGCCCAGGCTCTTCCCGGTGAGCGCCTGGAATACCATCGCGGCTTTCTAGCGCTCGATAGATGTCAGGGACTTTCAAGGTTCAATGCGGAGGAACGCACAAGGCTGACCTGGCTTGGAGCCCGGACGTTCTGGGCAGCCGAACAGGGCCTTGTGCACTTGGTGCAGGAGCGCGTGAGCCCCGACCAGTTTGCCTACATCGCCGTCGCCCGGCGCAAGCCCAAAGCCGCCGCCGTCTCGCTGTCCGCGCTGCTGCTCGCCGAGCAGGAGGCCGCCTGATGCCCGCATTCCATTCCTTCTTCACCGATCACGGAGCCCATTTCATGTCATTCCCCGAGAACACCCCCACGCCGGACGATCTGCCATCGCTCAGCGCCGCCGAGATTGCTGCGCTGCCGGTTGAACTGCTCGCAATCCTGCAGCGCGAGATCGACGAGCATCTGAAGCGCGACAAGGCGGTCAAGACCCGCTTCGATGCAGCACTGGCCATCCGTTACGCGGCTCGCGCCACAGAGGAACGCAAGGTTCAAGCCAAGGACACTGGCACGGTGAGGTTCAACGATGGCGATTTCACCGTGGTCGCTGATCTGCCGAAACGGGTGGATTGGGATCAGGAACGTCTCGCCGAAACCGTCGAGAACATCCGCGCCGGGAACGACGACCCCGCACAGTATGTCGATATCGCGATCCGGGTGCCCGAGCGCAAATATACCGCCTGGCCCGACGCGATCCGGGCAGTGTTTGAACCCGCGCGCACCGTTCGCAGTGGCACGTTGTCCGTCACGCTGATTCCGGCGGAGGAACAGCAATGACCGCCGCTACTCTTGTCATCGGCGAGGTGCACGACTTGCGTGCGCTGGTCGACCGTGCTGCCAGCATCCTGGCGAACGCGCGCAGCTCGGCCGAAATCCTTGATGCGCGCGAGATGGCGGGCGCTGCCTATGACATCGCTAAACGCACCGCACGTATTCAGCGCGCCAAGGACGCCCATGATGTGCTGATCGGTGCCGCGCACCGTGCACAGGCCCATGCGCTGGAAATCGAGGCGCAGGCCAAGCACCGATTGGCCGACGAATACGATGCGGCGCAGGCCCGGGGCGAAGTGGCAGCAGGGCGTCCCAGAAGTCTTGACGGCGGCAAGAGTTTTCAGGCGACAGCATCCGATCTTGGTCTGCGCCATGACGAGATCCACGATGCCCGCCTGATCCGCGACGCAGAGACTGCTGATCCCGGCATCGTGCGCCGCACGCTGGATGAGCGCCTCGCGCGGGGTGAGGAACCCACCCGGACGGCGCTGCGCAAGATGGTGACGGAGGCCGCCATGCGCGGCTTGCGCCCCCAGCGGTCGGCCAGTCGCCGCAATCCCCTCTACGTCCCGCCGACGCCCGAGCAGGCGGCCTGGCAGCACGTCACGGGGACGTTCCGCGCCTTTGCCGAATGGGCCTCTGACGAAAACCTCGGCCTTGCCCGGCAGGGCCTGCGCGAGGCCAGGGGCACCTCGTTTCTCGACCTCGATACCCAGGCCATCGCCCGGGGATCGGCCGCATTCACCAAGATCAAGGAGTGGTTCGATGCCGAATAGCCAATCAGCGGCCTTTGCCGCAAGTGTCTGGGAGATTGCCTCCCGCCTCGGAAACAATGCGCCCAAGATCGCCGACGACATCATGGAAGGCGCCTTTCCCTTGACCTGTTCGCGGGCGCGGCAGGAGGGGGCGCTGCGGATGCTGCGCACCGGGATCATCGCCGAGGTCAAGCGCATCCTGCGCAACCAGGATGATGCCATGGGCCAGGGGGATTTTTCGGATGTCAGCGAGACCTTCGGACCGCTGGTCCGGGCTCTGCGCTCGAAGACCTACTTCGTCGAAAGCGCGCAGGAATATGTCGGCATTCCCGCCCTGATCGCCGAGCCGGACGTTCTCGACGATGCGCGCCGGTTCATGCGGCGCAAGGGCATCGAATGCCTCGCAGAAGCCGATCGACTGGACGCGCTCTATGCGGCGGTTGTGTCCCATGATGCCGGAACCGGACCTGCTTCCTCTGTCCGCCCGCAACATCTGACCAGCGCGGTTGTCGGTATGCAGGTGCTGTCATGACCGGCGCGCTCCCGATCATCACCGCCGACCAGCGCATGGCCGAACAGCGCGGCATCAAGGGCGTGATCTTCGGCCCCTCCGGTATCGGCAAGACAACGCTGCTGTGGACGCTGATGGCGACCACGACGCTGTTTTACGACCTCGAAGCCGGTGATCTGGCGATCGAGGGTCTTGCCATCGACGCGATCCGGCCGCGCACGTGGAAGGATTGCCGCGATTTCGCGGTGTTCATCGGCGGGCCCAATCCGGCGCTGCGCGGCGAACAGCCCTACAGCCAGGCACATTATGACGAGGTCTGCGGTCGGTTTGGCGATCCGGCCGTGCTCGGCAAGTACGACACGATCTTCATCGACTCGATCACCGTGGCGGGTCGGCTCTGTTTCCAGTGGTGCAAGGGTCAGCCCGAGGCCCTGTCGGAGAAGACCGGCAAGCCGGATGTCCGGGGCGCTTACGGTCTGCATGGCCGCGAGATGATCGCCTGGCTCACGCATCTGCAGCACACGCGCGGCAAGAACGTCTGGTTCGTGGGGATCCTCGACCAGAAGCTCGACGACTTCAATCGCAAGATCTTCGTGCCGCAGATCGATGGCTCCAAGAC